ACGAGCAGTCGTCGCACACATGGGGCGACATAAAGAATGTACCCTTTCGGGGCATCAACCAGTATTTTGTCTCAGGCAAAGGCATCATGTGGATCGACGACCTCATTGCCTACGCTGAGGCAAAAGGATTTAAAATCAAGGAGTTAATTTAATGACACGTCCAACAAAAACTACAGAACAAACACCGCCCACCGTCAACGAGAAGGAAGCGATCATTGCTTGGCTTCGCTCAGGTAAGATGAACATGTTCGAGCGCAGCACACGTTGGCTGGCGGATCGTATTGCAGAGGGAGATCACTTGAAATGAAACAGGTACAAGCAGCACAACTGGCCGAGTGGCTGGACAATAACACTCGTGGTTACACCAACCGGGATGGCAACAGAATAAAAATCGAAGGTGAGATTGATGCCTACGAACTTCTGCTCTATGTCCAGTCGCTTATAAACGACAGAAGCACCCGCCAAATCCATGCGGACAATCGGGCTTCGTACACTGGCCGGAGTGTCTTCGGAAGGACATAGTAATGGACACAGTAAAATGGACCGACGAAGAACAAACGGTTGAGTTCGTTCCAGTATTCGTAATCGGATTTGAAGCAGAGTTGGAGCGCGGTGTAATAATGACGACACCAGGCTACACATTGTTAGTCGATGCTGAACCGGACTTTGCGCTCTTCGCCATCGACGCAGCAGTAGACATATTGATGCAGAGACGTGACCAAATTCAAAAGAGGGATATGCACTAATGAAATTTAAGACACTGTATGAGATTGGCTTTACCGATCTCGTGTCCGTCATCCCGCCGAACGCCGAGTTGTCGGCCATGTCTAAAATCCAAGCGGATCAGGCAGGCAAAGCACCCGGTCGGCAGAATGCACAGGGCACATGGGGCGGGTATGCTTGGCAGGACTATGTGCCGACGCCTAATGATGTGGAGCGGTGGGACCGCAGCCATGCTAATATCGGTTTGAAGGCAAGCAAATATCCTGCGGTTGACATCGATGTTGTTAACGAGGGGCTGGCTAGGGTCATTGGTGATATGGCGGTGAAGGCATTGGGCAAAGCCCCTATGCGCATCGGTCGTTTCCCCAAGCGGCTGTTCATGTATCGCACCGATGAAAAGATTGGCCGGATGCAGGTGCGGTTCCGCGATGACCGGGGCGTTGAGCAGCTTGTAGAATTTCTAGGAGACGGGCAGCAGTACGTCATCGGCGGTATCCACCCTATCACTAAGGAACCGTACAGTCTCGATGTGGACCTGACGCAACGCGGCCCTGCTGGCTTGAAGAAGGTCACGCGGGAAAAGATTGAGCAGTTCTTTGCGGACCTGACGGAGACGTTGGAGATGATGGGCTGCGAGATTATCCACGCCGACAAGACGGCGCAGAAGGCAGTCGAGCGGCAGTCGGTCGATCAGGCGTCCCTCACCGCGCCAAGCGTTACCCATGTGGCCGCGGCCGTGGCAGCCATCCCGAACAAGACCGAACACTTCCCAGACCGTGATGACTATATTCGCATGGGCTATGCCATCAAGGCGGCGTGCGGCCCAGACCATGAGCCGGACGCGTTCGAGATATTCGCAGGCTGGGCCGAGCGTTGGGAAGACGGGGTTAACTCGCTCGATACTATCGAAGCAGACTTCGGTCGTATGCACCCGCCCTATGAGTTGGGTTGGGACTGGCTGGCGGATAAGGCTGTAGCCTTTGGCTACAAACGCGAGGTCGATGAGTTCGATGTGACGGACTTCAGCGATGAAGACTTCGGCATGGTAGCGTCTGCGGGCGAGACACCGATTGAGTACAGCGACATTGCTTTGGCGCAGCGCGTTGCTCGGCTGCACGTTTCGGACATCCGATACGTTGTGGGCGGCATGGGCTGGGTCGCATGGGACGGCAACAAGTGGGCGCTCGACGTGGCGAAGAAGCACCTATCTATTGTGCGCAGGGTTTGTGCGCAGGCTTCGGCGGAAGCGTTGCAGAATATCGACAGTCCGCAAAAGGGTGAGCGTATCGCGCAGCGTGTGGCGTCGTACAATGTGATTGCAAACGTGGCGAAGCTGGCGGCAGTCGAGCCGTCAATGCAGGCAACCACCGAGCAGCTAGACGCGGACATCTATATCCTCAATACTCGGTCGGGCATGGTGGACCTGAAGACGGGGGCATTGCTCCCCCATGACCGTTCTCGCATGTGTACAAAATGCACATCGGTCGAGGCGGACTTCAGCAAGCCAGCCCCGCAATGGCAAGCGTTTCTGAATGAGGCGTGCAACGGTGATAGCGAGATGATCTCTTACCTTCAAAGGTTGGCGGGCTATTCCGCGACGGGTAGTACGAAGGAGCATGTACTTGCCTTCGCCCACGGGTCCGGCGGCAATGGCAAAGGGACGTTCCTTGGAGCGATAGGCGATCTCCTTGGCGATTATGCCACCGTGGCCAGTGCGGACGTATTCTTGGCGTCGAACAATCAGCGGCATCCCACAGAGTTGGCGTCGTTGATGGGCGCTCGGCTGGTTCACGCGCAGGAGATTGACCCGTCACGCAGGTGGGACGAAGCCAAGGTGAAGAGCCTTACCGGCGGAGACAAGATCAGTGCGCGCTTCATGCGGCAGGATTTGTTTCAGTTCAAACCGCAGTTCACGCTCATAATCGCAGGCAATACGAAGCCAGAGATTACTAACGTGGATGACGCTATACGTCGGCGTATGCACCTCATACCTTTTGACCATAAGCCAGTTCACAAAGATATTGATCTTCCGGATAAGCTGAAGGAAGAATATCCCGCCATCTTGGCGTGGGTTATCGAAGGCGCGAAGGCATGGATGGCTGAAGGATTGAACCCACCACAGGCCGTAATCCAAGCTACCGATGAGTATCTTGCAGGAGAGGACGCATTGGCCCGCTGGATCACGGAGCGTTGCGTGGCTGGCGAAGACAATGAGATGGGTACGACCGAAGCGTTCAATGACTTCCGCGACTGGTGCAAGGATAACAACGAAGCCAAGGGCAAGGAGTGGTCGCAGCGTAAGTTCACCGCAGAGATGAAGACCCACGGCTATGACCACACAAAAGACCGGGCGACACGAACGAAGCGTGTGTTCCGTGGTCTTGAGCTTCTCATTGGCGATGCAGACCACATGATCATCAACGCCATGATCGACGAAGGGTCGGACGATTTCTTCGGCGTTGAGATTAACTTCAAAGCAGACGATAGGGATGATGTGTAATGTATGGGAATGATTTTATGCGATACAAAGAGATTAGGGATGCGTTGAACGCGGATGTTGTCGATGGGGTAGATGTGGTTAATAGCCCACCGCATTATAAGACCGGAGGCATCGAGGCTATCGAAGGGATCGAAGCGTCGATGGCTCCGGAGGCATATGCTGGCTACCTCAAAGGCAGTGTCATAAAATATTTGTGGCGTTATGAAAAGAAAGGGAAGCCATTAGAGGACTTGAAAAAGGCCCGATGGTTTTTGGATCGGCTCATAGGTTTACGTGAAGGGGAGGGGGCATAGCGCCCCCTCTTTTTTTACACAGAACCCGGCGCGTTGTAGCCCGTTGCGTGTTTGAAGGCGGCTTGCGCCTCTTCCAGTGTTTCAAATCGGCCAAGGAAAACGCGCTCACCCTTGACTATGGCGTTAACTTCAAACTTCGTCACGCCTAGTTTGTGAAAGGTGCGTCTGCCCACGCCATGCGCGGGAACTCGGTCGGTGTTACGGGGGGCGGGCTTGCGCGTGATTGGGTCGCGCTCACGGAGCGGGGTGTGGACTGCTAAATTATCCCAGCGGTTGTCCAGTTTGTTGCCATTTACATGGCGGACAGGGTGCTGTGGCCATTCGCCGGTCATGATGTTCCAGATAATCCGGTGGGCCATGATATACGAACCGTTAAACTTGACGTTGTAGCCGTTGACTACAGCCGTGCCCGCTGGGCGTCCGGCGGGGAGTGATCCTCTTGGCTGTCGGTAGGTCAGCGCACCGGTGTCAGGGTCGTAATCGAATGTCTCTTTCAAAGTTTGGTATATCGTCATGCAAAATCCTTCGGGACGGAAACGAAAAAGTTGGGGACGCTTTTGCTTGGCGAAAAACCACGCAAAACCGCCATTCGGGACGGAAGGGACGGATGGGACCCTTTTTCTCACTAAAGCCCCTATATACATGGGGTATTTATATATATAGTATATATATACGTAAGTGTAAATACCCAGAATGTATAGGACGTTATTGGAAAAAGCTGTCCCTAGTGTCCCATCCGTCCCGAATGGCTGAAAACAGCCATTTAAAAATCTGCAAACCCGTCCCCAAATTTCTCAAACCCGTCCCGAAAACGCCAAATGCGTCCCGGATGGTAGTTTTCCGTTAATCGTCGTCAAACACACCCGGCAAGTCGTCCGCATCGAGATTATGAGAGCCGACTTGCTTGGTCGGCGTGATGTCGATAGTGACTTCTTCCTCAATGGCTTCATGTGGATTTGATGACGCCAAGTTTAGCTGGCGCAGTGCATCAAGGTGGAGTTGGTTCACGTTGACTTGGACTGCTGTGGCTGGCTTGGCTTGGAACTTATCTGGAGCAGTAACTCCCGCCAACCATTTGCGCGTTTCGATCTTGAGCCTGTCGGAGTTAGCCGATACGCTGTCCGAAGCGTCGGCAATGTCGAGGCACTCGTCCGCCCATTGGTCTGCTGCGATTGTCCGGGCCTGTCGGAACCGCTCCTCTCGGTCTGGGTCTTTGCGTATCCAATGATAGAGCGAGAGGTTGCTGATCTTAAGTTCACGAGCAAGGCCAGCCATTGTCATGCCGGATGCAATCTTCTCCAGCAAAACAGTCTCGCCAACCTTGTCTAAGTTTGAGGCAATCGTGCGTCGTTTAATATGTCCCGCCATGTCTTATCCTTTAAATAGCCATATAAGCCCGTATACGGCCCATAGAGAGGCATATAGGGCAATTGCTAGGTTACGGTCCCAATTGTAGCTATGCACGC